CTCTAATGGAAGATAACTTTGCAAGACAAGAACCAGGACTAGATATTTCTCAATTTGATTTCATGATGAAAGCAGGAGCAATTTATAAAGCATCTAACGAAAAAGACAAACAAAGATTCGGAGCATAATGGCATTTCAAGTACAAAAAATACATCCATTAGATCTACAACCTAGAAAAGCAGTAGGAGTGAGCATTCCTTTCTCTGCTAAGGATGTTTTTAATTCTACTTATACAACACAAGATGCAATAAAGTCCAACTTAATTAACTATTTTCTAACAGGAAAAGGAGAAAGGTTTCTTAATCCAAATTTAGGAACAGGACTTAGAGCTCTATTATTTAGTCAAATGACTGAGGATAAAAAAGAAGAAATTTCCTATGAAGTAAGAAAAGGGGTAGCAGATTGGTTTCCTAATGTAGTAATAAACGATTTAAAGATAGGAGGATCTCCAGATACAAATACAGTAACAGTTTACCTAAACTATAGCGTATCTCAAACAAATATAACAGACGAACTAGTAATTAATTTTGAACAATAATGGCTCAAGATAGAGATATAAAATATGTAAATAAAGATTTTGGAGACTTTAGAACTCAGCTAATCGAGTACTCTAAAAACTATTTCCCAGACTCCTATAACGACTTTTCCCCTACATCACCAGGTATGATGTTTATTGAAATGGCTGCCTACGTAGGAGATGTTTTATCTTTTTATCAAGACACACAACTTCAAGAAACATATCTTCAACACGCTAAGAATCCTTCCAACTTATACAACTTAGCATATATGATGGGATATCGTCCAAAGATTACTACAGTATCTGAAGTTGACGTAGAAGTATCCCATGTAGTGGGAGCAACAGCAGGAGAGCCAAATTGGAGTCAAGCCTTAGAAATCCCAGCAAATACTAGGCTAAAATCAACAGCAAAAGGACAGACAAATTTCTTTATAGAAAAACCTATAAACTTTAAATTTTCAAGTTCCTATGATGATACGGTAGTAGAAGTTGAAACCCTATCAGCAGGAAATCCTAGCCAATTTAGATTAACTAAGCAAGCAAAAGCATTTTCAGGAGAAATAAAAACATCAACCCAAGCAATCACTTCTGTAGAGAAATTTAAGACAATAACTCTTTCAGATAGCAATATAATAGGGATACAGTCTATTGTAGATAGCCAAGCTAATATATGGTATGAGGTTCCATTTTTAGGACAAGATACAGTTTTTACAGACGATGTAAACACTAGTTCAGATAAAAATAAAGTTCCATACAACTTAACTCTACAAAGAGTTCCAAGAAGATTTGTAACAAGATTTACTTCAACTGGAGAACTTCAAATACAATTTGGAGCTGGAATAGCAGGACAAGATGACACAGTGATAACACCTGATCCAACTAACGTAGGATTTGGTTCTAATCAAGGAATTTCTAGGATAGATTATGCATATGATCCATCTAACTTCTTATCAACTAAATCATACGGCCTTGCTCCATCTAATACGACCCTAACTATAACCTATCTTGTAGGAGGAGGAGTTACCTCTAACATACCAGCCAATACCTTAACTACTTTAGTAGGATTTGGAAATACTTTTACAGATCCAACAAACTCTCTTACGTTTAACAACCCACTTGCAGCAGCAGGGGGAAGGGATGGAGATACTGTGGAAGAGTTAAGACAGAACTCACTAAGATCGTTTAATGAACAAGGTAGAGCAGTAACTTTGCAAGATTACACAGTAAGAGCTCTATCCTTACCAGCCAAGTACGGTTCTATTGCAAAAGTGTACGTAACTCAAGATCAGCTTACTAATCCAAATAGTGCTACAGATAGTATTATAGATAGTAATCCACTATCTCTTTCACTATATAACTTAGCTTACGATAATAACAAGAATCTTATAAACTCTACAAGCACACTTAATAGCAATCTTAAGAAATATTTAGCACAATATATGCTTCTTACAGATGCTATTAACATTAAAGATGCCTTTATTGTAAATATAGGAATTAATTTTGACATCATAACAAGGCCAAACTTTTCAGGAAGAGACGTAATATTAGCTTGTACAAATAGGTTAAAAGACTATTTCGATATTACAAAATGGAATATTAACCAACCTATTAATTTATCGAGCTTATACACACTACTAGACCAAGAAAAGGGAGTACAGACAGTACAGAAAATAGAAATAGTTAATTTAGCAGGAGGACTTTATTCACCATATGCATATGATATTAAGGGATCTACTAGAAATAATGTAGTGTACCCTTCATACGATCCATGCATATTTGAAGTAAAGTACCCAGACACAGATATTAAAGGAAGAATAACAACACTATAAGATGGCAGTATACAGAATATTTCCCGAAAAGGATACATTTATATCAACAGAAGTTCCTACAGGTAATGCTGGAAAAGATGAGATAGTTGAAATAGGAGGTTACTATGATATATCAAATACAAGGCAGATTAATAGAACTGTTATTAGATATAGTACTTCGGATATTCGAGATGTAATTGCAAATAAGATTGGAGCAGCAAATTATAGTGCAAGCCTTAATATGTACCTAGCAGATGCCTATGAAGTACCAGTTACCTATAACGTCTATGCATATCCTATTTCTGGAGCTTGGGATAATGGAGTAGGTAAATTTGGAGATAATCCAATTAATACAACAGGAGTTTCTTGGAAATATCAATCAGTAGGATCAACTAATGCATGGCCTATTAGCTCCTTTGCAACTGGAGTTACGGCATCGTTTGCAACAGTTACAGGAGGAGGAACTTGGTATACAGGTTCAGCAGGAATCAATTTAGAATTTTCACAATCTCATTTATTCAATACATCAAACGATATAAATATAAATGTTACACCAGCCATTCAGCTAATTAATAGTAATACACTAGTAAATTCCGGATTTATAGTGAAACTATCGAACGATCTAGAACTTTATAGCTCTGCATCCATTCGATTAAAATACTACGGTGCAGATACGAATACTATCTATCCTCCATTTTTGCAATTTAAGTGGGACGACAGTACTTATAGTACAGGAAGCCTTTCGGTTCTTTCAAATAGTACATCTATAGTAAGTTTGCTAAATAATAGAGGCAAATATGCAGATGTAGGAAAGCAGAGATTTAGAATGTCAGCTAGACCTAAATACCCAGTAAGATCGTTTACAACAACATCAGCATATTTAATTAACTACGCTCTTCCATCAGCTTCTTATTGGGGATTAAAGGACGAGAATACCGAAGAGATGGTTGTAGATTTTGATACAAACTATACTAAGATAAGTTGCGACTCTAATGGAGCATTTTTTGACGTATATATGGATGGGTTGCAACCTGAAAGATATTATCGTATATTAATAAAAACTACCCTAGACGGAAGTACTACGGTAATAGATAATCAAAATATATTTAAGGTAGTAAGAAATGGCTAACGATATTCAAATAGTAAAAACAGTATTTAGTACGGTTGAGTTTGATAAGGTAGTAGATACTTCTTTCAAGACTTTTACACAACCAGTACCTCAAGAGGATCTAGATACTCCTGAAGAATTGTTTAGATTATACGAAAAACTATATTACAGCATAGACGTAACAGGAGCTACAAACTCTCACGAATACTTAGTAAAAAAGAGTTCTGAGTTACTAAACTTTGATACAGTTACTGAGGATATCCAACCTCTACTAGATGAGATAGCGCAACTAAGACAAGAGAATCTAGCTTTGAATCAACAAATTTTAACCCTGGAAACAGGTATATAGTACATGGCAGATATTACATATACAGTTAGTCAAGACTCACCACAAAACATAGCAGGTTTTGAGCAATACTCTGAGCAAGATAAGAATCTAGTAAATTCTTTTCAGGTTAATAGTATATTTGACATAACTACTAATTATGCAGAATTACACATACTATCACTATCAGATGAGCTTTTGGAGAGTGACTATAGCTATGCTAGCTATGCCCAATTAGGAAATGCTCAATCAGCAGGGCAAGGAGGAGCTTCTATTTTAACAATTGACCCTATACAAGATGCAAAGTCCTACGGATATGAAAATGGAGGAATAAAGCTACTTTACCATTTTTTAAACGATTTATATACAAAAGATAAAACTACTCAAGAATTTTTTATACAAAGCATATCACCGGATAGACTCGAAGTAGCATTAAGTACTTTAAACTTAACTCCTGAAGAATTAACTAGCTATACTTCTGCAATAAAAGATAAAGCAGCTAGCCTATCGTACTTTGCAGGATTTAGATTAAACTTTAAGAATAACGATTTAGTTATTTCTACAAATATAGATACTTTAAATTTAAATGGACAGAAAGTTGTTGTAGTAAAACTATACGAACCACTTCCAACTACTTACGATTTAAAGAGTACACTAAACATAGTAGAAGAGGTATCTGACTCTATAGCCTATGAAGTTGATTCCGAAATAGTATTACAACCAGATACTATTCCTACTTTAAGATCTGCAAACTTTAATATAGACATTGCAGATGAGAGTGTAGTTCCAACACAGTATCTTGACTACACAGAGCTATTAAGCTATCCAGTATCTAATGCAAATAACCAAATATTCTCAGCAATTAGCGAAAAAAGCATAGACGTAAATGTAGACTACTCCACCTTTGCAGACTTTGTACACTTTTCCTCAGCACAAGAAAGAGTACTTAACTTTAAGTATAAATTAGATTTAGTTAACAGTTATTACACTAGCCTGAATGCAATTTCAGGATCTACAACAGGGCTTCAAGGAGTATTGGGAAGTACTAAATACTATGAAGGGTTAATTACAGGAGTAGTAAGCAATTTTGATCACTACGAACGATTCCTATACTACGAATCAGGAAGCACTTCGTGGCCAAAATCTAATACAACTAGACCATATATAAATAAGGCAAGCAGTACATCTGAAGCAACTACTTGGTACACAGACCAAATATCACAAGCAGTTTATTTTGACCAAACAAATTACAGTTCACTACTTTATAGTATACCAGCATACCTAAGAGAAGATTCAAATAATGAGAATTATCTGACGTTTGTATATATGGTTGGACAGCATTTTGATAACCTTTGGCTATATTCAAAAGCAGTTACAGATAAATACGATGCAGATAATAGACCTAATTTTGGTATATCAAAAGACTTAGTAGCAGAAGCTTTAAAGAACTTCGGAGTTAAGCTATATACATCTAATAAGTCAGTAGAAGATTTATTTACTACGTTTATAGGACAAGCATACCAATCAGGAAGTGAAAAAATAAACTATTATATAACAGGTTCGTTAACAGGATCAAACACTCCTATTCAGCCAACTGCTTACGACGATTATCAGAAAGAAGTTCAAAAAAGAATTTACCACAACCTACCTTTATTACTAAAATCTAAAGGAACAGAAAGAGGCCTCAGAGCTTTAATTAACTGTTTTGGAATATCATCAGATATTTTAGATATAAAACTATACGGAGGTGTTAATACAGTACAAGCTCCTTTTTTAGGAGATAGACAGTATGTTACGAGTTCGTTAGATAAAATACGATTGGATAATACAGGAAGTACTGTAGATGGAAGCACTTTATCAGGACTTACTTCTATAATACAAAGAGATGGTAAATATACAGACGAT